AACCAGCCGGTGTCCGCGCTCGGGCGGGCGATTGCGCTGCAAGCGTGGGATGCGTGCACCTCCCCGGCTGCGGGAGAGATCGCCGCGTCGAATGCGGGCGGCGAGTGCTTCGGCGGGCTGGACCTGGCGGCGTCGCAGGACTTGGCTGCGTATTCGCTGGTGTTCCCGCAGGCGGACGGGACGGTGCAAGTGCTGTGGCGGCATTTCTGCCCGGCGCACAGGTTGCAGGACTTGGCGGCGCGGACCGGCGGGCAGGCGAACGTGTGGGTGGCGCGGGGGGAGCTGGTGGTGACGGATTCGCTGGTCACCGACTATGGCGTCATCAAGGACTCGCTGGAGGAGGACCGCGACAGGTACGACATCCGGGAGCTGGCCTACGACCCGTGGAACGCGGTGCAACTGGCGGCGGAGCTGAGCGACGAGGGCTGGACGATGGTGCAGATGGCGCAGTCGGCGCGGGCGATGACGGCCAGCGCGGCGGAGATTCTGCGGGCCATCGCGGCTGGCACGTTCGGGCATGGTTTCACGGGGATCATGCGGTGGCAGGCGGGCAACGTGGTCACCCGCAGCGACCCATCGGGCAACATCAAGTTCGACCGGCAGCGGTCCACGGACAAGATCGACGGGATGGTGGCGGCGCTGATGGGGCTGGACAGGTGCCTGCGCCGGTCGGAGAAGGCCCAGGATTACATCGCGGCGGGCTGGTGATGGCGGCGGAGCTGAGTTTCACCGGGTGGTGCGAGGCCAGCATGGGCCGCGTGCACTGGGTGATCAGCGTCGAGCAGGATTACGCTGGCGGGCATGACAGCGCTCGACGACCTGCGGCAGCGGTGCTCGATGAAGCTGGACAACCAGATACCGCTGATGCTCCAGTACCAGAGCTACTACGACGGCGAGCCAGCGATCCTGGCGCTGCTGGAGACTGAGGAGCGGCAGTCGTTCCGCAAGTTCCTGGATGAGTCGTTCGAGAACTGGTGCTCGCTGGTTGTCGATGCGGTCGCGGAGCGGTTGCAGATCGTCGGTTTCCAGTGGGGCGGGTCCTCCGACGCGGCGTGGGCGATCTGGCAGGCCAACAGCATGGACGCCGACGCGGAGCTGGTGCAGACCGACGCGCTGGTGTGCGGGTCGGGCTACGTGCTGGTGCAGCCCGACGACGGCAACGCCAGCGGCGTGTCGATCACGGGGGAGTCGCCGTTCGAGGTGACCGTGCTCTATGAGCCGGGCAACCCGCGCAAGCCGATCGCCGGGTACAAGCGGATCACCGACTATGACCAGCGCGTCACCGAAATCCTGATCACGCCGGATCAGATCGCCACGTGGCCCGCTGACAGCAGCAGCGGCGTCCCTGTCACCGTCAAGAACCCGGCGGGGTTCGTGGGACTCGTTGAGATGCGCCCGCAGCCGCGGACGAAGGGCAGGCCGCGGTCGGAGCTGGACGCGGTGATGCCGATCCAGGACCGCATCCACACCACGATCTTCAACCGGCTGGTCGCCACTGACTTCGGCGCATTCCGGCAGATTTGGGCGACGGGCGTGAAGATCGCCCGCCAGGTGGTCACCGACGCGGACGGCACCACGCACGAGGTCAACGTCAGGCCGTTCGACATCGGCGCCAACCGGCTGCTCGCGAATGAGAACCCGGAGGGCCGGTTCGGGGCGTTCCCCGGCGACCCGCTGGCCGGGTACCTGGGCGCGGTGCAGGCGGACATCGAGGCGCTGGCGTCGATCACGAAGACGCCGCCGTACTACTTCGTCGGGCGGCTGGTGAACCTGTCCGCCGACGCGATCCGCGCGGCCGAGGCCGGGCTGGTGGCGAAGGTGCGCAGGCGGATGCTGCACATCGGTGAGAACTGGGAGCAGGTCATCCGGCTGGCGCTGCAACTGGTGGGCGATCCTGGCGCGGCGGCGCAGGACGGGCAAGTGCTGTGGGCCGACCCGGAAACCCGGTCGGTGGCGCAGCTCGCGGACGCGCTGGTGAAGATGGCTGCGCTGGGCGTGCCGCAGGAGGTTCTATGGCAGAAGTGGGGCGCGACGCCAGCGGAGGTCGATGCCTGGAAGAAGATGCAGGCAGCGAACGCGGTGGTGGCCGCGCCCGCGGTGCCAGGCCAGCCCGCAGCGCCCGGCCAGCCCGCGGCGGAACCAGCGCCCGCGGCAGCGCCGACGCCAGCGGCAGCGCTGGCCCTGCCGACCGGGCCGGTGACAGTGACGGCGCACACCCGCGGCATACCGAGAAGGGCATAGCACGTGACCCAACCGACACCGCCGACACCGCCGCTGCCGTCTGAGACGGTTCCCCAGCCAGCGAGCCCGCCAGCACCGCCAGCGCCTCCGGCGCCGCCGAAGCCCGAGCCGACCGAGGACCCGGCGCTGGCCGGGCTGCGCACCGCGCTGGAGGATGAGCGGCGCAAGTCCCGCGAGGCCCAGCAGGCGCTCGCCGCGTTGCAGCGCCAGGGCATGACCGACCAGGAGAAGGCGGTCGCGGAGGCCAAGGAGGCGGGCAAGGTTGAAGGGCTCAAGTCAGCGGGCCTGCTGATCGCCGCCGCCGAGTTCAAAGCCATCGCCGCGGGCAGGCTGGCCGACCCGGACGAGGTGCTGACCCTGCTCGACCTGTCCAGGTTCGTCAAGGACGACGGCACGATCGACAAGCGCGCCCTGACATCGGTGGTGGAGAAGCTGGTCAAGCAACTGGGCCAGCCGCGGATTCCGGCCGGGCCGCAGAGCGACGGCGCCGTGCAGGGTGACTTCATCCGGCAGGCGCTTGCGGCGGGCGGGCGGCATTCGGGGTCGCTCGGCAACATGGCCTGATGGGCAAGCCGAGCCAGGACGACTACTGCGCCCGCGGGAAGCACATCTACACCAAGATTCTCGGCCAGTGGATATGCATCCACTGCGGTCATGTGAAGTAACCTGCTGTCGATGCCCGCGCAGCGTGACGCGGCGGGCAGCCGGTTCACCGAATCCGGGCGCTCAACGAGGCGTGACGCCGAGGCCGGGCGGGTGTGCAGCGGGACGCGGCACGCGGCCGGTGGCGCGGAAAGCGGGCCAGCTTCCCCTTTTCCGACCGCGAATGAGGTGACACCGATATGGCACTCGGTGATTTCAGTGGAGTGATCCCGCCCGAGATGTCCGCGACGATCATCCAGGAGGTCATGCAGACCTCCGCCGCCATGCAGCTCTGCTCCCGGCTGCCGATGGGCACCGGGGTCACGCAGATGCCCGTCCCGAAGACGCTGCCCACCGCGTCGTGGGTTACCGCGGCGACCGGCCGCAAGCCCTATACGAACGTCGGGCTCCAGACCGCGACCGTGACCGCCGAGGAAGTGGCGGCAGTGGTGGCGATCCCGGACAAGATGGTCGAGGACTCCTCGATCAACCTGTGGAACTACACCCGCCCGCTGATCGCACAGGCCATCGCGCTCGCGCTCGACGGCGCGGTGCTGTTCGGGGTCAATGCCCCGGCCAGCTTCCCGGCTGGCGGCGTGATGGCCGAGGCGGTCGGCGTCAACGCCGGGACCGACGCAGTGGACACGATCAACAAGACGATGGGCGCGGTTGAAGGCCAGGGCCTCACTCCCACCGGCTCCGCGTCGGACCTGCCGAACAGGTCGCTGATCCGCGGGCTGCGCGCCACCACCAACGAACTGATCCTCGGCACGACCAGCATCGACAACTACCAGGTGCCGACCATCTACGGGCTGCCGGTCAGCTACATCCCGTTCCAGGGCAAGTCCGGCGCCAACCCCGCTGACTTCGTGACCGGCAACTGGAAGTACGCCGTGCTGGGCGTGCGGCAGGACATCCGCTACCTGATCGACCCGTCCGCGGTGATCGCGGATGCGGCCGGAGTGGTGCAGGTCAGCGGCTTCCAGGACAACGTGACGCCGATGAAGGTCTGGGCCAGGTTCGGGCTCGCGCTGATCCGCCCGGTCACCCCGAACTTCCCCGCTGGCGCCCGCGCGTTCGCCAAGTCGGACCTGCACGCCGCGTCGGGCACCGCGCCCACGGTGCTGGAGGCGGATGAGCCCGCTAAGGCAGGCAGGAAGTAGGCCCACGTGGCTATCCAGACGATGCTCTGGACGTGCGCTTTCGCAGGGTGCACGCGGGGCAACTACATCAGCGACACGGCGGGCATTGCCGATCACACGGCTCATGCGGGCCACGCCCCCGTGCCGGGCCGTGCGATGGGCTGGATATTCGACCGTTCCGGGAACAGCCCGGTCATCAACGCGGTTGCCCCGCCGACCGGCCCATCGGCGGGCGCGACCGCCATGACGGTCAATGGGCGGGGCTTCACCGGGGCGACTGCTGTCAAGATCGCCGCGGCGTCCTGCACTGCGGTGACGGTGGTCAGCGACACGCAGATCACCTGTACCAGCCCGGCTGGCACTGCCAACAGCACGCAGGACGTGCAGGTCGTCACCCCGCATGGCGTGGGTGTGGCGTCCGGCGGCTGGAAGTACGGCGCTTAGGAGGAGCCGAATGCCCACCGTCAGCGCCTCGGCCGCCGTCTCCGTGCAGGTCAGCGGGACCGTGGAGAACATGGCCGGGGAGCCGGTCCTGGACTGGCACCTGTGGGCTCCGCCGCTCGATCCGCCCACGGCGGGCGGGCTGCCGCAGTCGGCGGCCCAGGCCATCGCGGATGCCGTGTGGCAGACCGATCCGCATCTGTGCGCGGCGCTCCAGTGGGAGAGCTACGCCGCGATGCTTCCGCCCACGGGCAGCGCGGTGGCCAGCGTGTCCACCGGGGCGCAGTCGGTGTCGTACTCGCCGCCGATGCCCGGCGGAGACGCGGGGATGGCGATGGCGCGTGCCGCCTGGCACCGCTCGCTGTCCCAGAACGCGGGGTCGATCCCGCTGACTCAGGGCGCCCCGGCGAAGCCCTCAGTGCCGGGTGACCCGTGGAATCCCGACCAGTACGATTCCTGGTGGGTGGCCGGATGACCCTGCTGCTGGCCGCCGACCCGGTGACCCTGTACCGGCCAGGGAACCCGGATGAGCGGGGCTGGACCGGACCAGGAAGTTCCGCCGCCTGGTCCGGCACTGGGAACCTCCAGCTCTCGGCTGGCGTGTCTGATCCGCGCGCCGCCGAGGGCGGAGGGACCGGCGTGTTCGGCCCGGCCCGGCTGGAATCCGGCGAGCTGTATCTCCCGCCGGACGCCAGCCCTGCGGACGGGATGACCGCGGAGGTCCGCGGGAAGCGGTGGGTGCTGTCGCACACCCGCCTGGTCGCAGACCCGGTGGGCACCGGGCTGGACTGCTGGCAGTGCGCCATCCAGCGTGACGACACGACGGACTACGGCTCATGAGCACGTTCCGGGTGGTCAACCGCGAGGCGCCGCGGATGGCGGTGGACCCGAACATGCGGGCGATGGCGGAGAAGATCAGGGACGACGCGGCGGCGCTGTCACCGCGGCTGACCGGGCGGCTGGCCGGGTCGTGGACCGTGGAGAAGGTGCACGATGCGTCCTACACGGTGTCCACCGACGTGCCCTACGCGCCGTATGTGGAGTACGGCACCCGGTTCATGCGCGGCGCGCACATGCTGGGCCGGGCGAAGGCGAAGGCGAGGCCATGACGCTGCCGCTGCCGCCAGGCCACGACCCGACGCTCGATTACGCGCGGCCCGACATGGAGCTGCTGGTGTGGGAGACGATCTCCCCGCTGGGCGGCTGCGCGTCGTGGGCCTACTCCATCACCGACAGCCCGGAGCCCTGGAACGGGACCTCGTGGCTGTCCACCACCTACGTCCAGGTTGACTGCCGGGCGGGCAGCAGGCACGACGCGCACGAGCGCGCCAAGGCCGCCCGCCAGGCCATCTGCGCGCTGCCGTGGGCTTCGTCGTGGCCGCACGGCAGGGTTTGCAACGTGGTCGTCGAGGAGGGGCCGTTCTGGTTGCCCGATCCTGATGGCGCGCCACGTTACGTTGCCCGGTATGCGCTCAGCGCGCATCCGGCTTGACCGAGAGGAACCGCCTCATGTCCACCGCAGAAGCCCCGCCCAGGCCGGGCGCGCTCGCCGCCTACGTGCCGGTACTCACTCCCAAGGAAGTGCAGATCGGCACGGCCAACGTCAACAGCGGCCTGTGGGTCGCCCCGGCTGGCACCGCCATGCCCACCACCGCCACCACGGCGTTCACGACCCCGTGGCTGCTCCTCGGGTACATCTCCGACGACGGCGTGACCATCGGCCAGTCCATCACCAAGCAGGACATCGTGCCGTGGCAGTCGCGGGTGCCGATCCGCTCGGTGGTCACCGAGAAGCTGATCACGATGCACTTCATCCTGTGGCAGATCAACCCGCAGACGGTGGCCATGTGGTTCGACCAGCCGCAGCCCGTGCCGGTCGCTGACGGGTCATTCGAGATGGATGTCGTGACCGGCCTGCCGCAGAACATCGTGGCGGTGGCGATGGACTCCCTGGACCAGCGAGTCATGCGAGTCGGGTTCTCCAGGGCGAGCCTGTCCTCCGCGGGCGACATGAAGGTGGCCAAGGGCGGCGCGGTGCCGCTTGAGGTGACCATGACGGCGCTGGACAACGCCGGAGTCATGGCGCACGTGTCGGTGGGCGCGACCCCGACGCTGCTCATGGAGGACGCCGGGCTGGCCGCCAATGACCCGCGCCTCGGCGTGGACAGCAGCGGCGCCATCCAGAAGGCGGCGTGACCGGGGCACCGAACGGTTCCGGGGCTTTCGACCTGGACTCTGCCGCCGCGGCGGCGAGGTCCGAGACGGAGCCGTTCGTCTTCACCTGGAAGGGCTCGGAGTACTCGGTGCCCGCGCCGACCGAGTGGCCGCTGGCGGCGATGACCTCGATGGCGGAGGGCAACCTGCCCGCGGCTATGGGCACGCTGCTCGGGGACGAAGCCTACGATCGTCTCGCGGCGTCCGGGATCACCATCGGGGACCTGAACACGCTGTTCGACGCGATCGGCAAGAAGGCCGGGATGGGCGGCCTCCCAAACTCGTCGCGGTCGCGGCAGCCCGCTTCGACCCGGATGTAGAAGCCGCCATGCTGGCGGCCTACGGGATCGACACCCTCGACCCGAAGGTGTCGATGAGGCGCGTGTTCGTGCTGCTGGAGCGGATGCCCCCGGTTGTGCGCGGCATGGGCGAGTCGTGGTCGCAGGAGGCGGAGCTGCTGGCGCTGCTGATCGACTACGTGGCTGACCTGACGTGGGTGACGGCGCGGGCGGCTGGCAGCCAGCAGGCGCGGCCCGCGCCGCTCAAGCGCCCGCCCCGGCGTGCCCCGGTGTTCCAGCCCGCCGGGCAGGACGCCGGGCTCGCGCATCTGGAGGAAGTCACTGGCATCCACGTGCCGGAGAAGATGTCGCTGTTCGACGCGATCGGGCGGATCGCGGAGATGGACGACGTGGTGGTGACGCACGATGCCGAATTACGCCTATGGCGCGCTGGGTGTCGAGGTCTACGCCGATACGCACCGGCTGCCCGGCGATGTGGAGAAGGCGTCGAAAGAGGCCGGGGCGAAGGGAGGCAGGGCCGCCGGGGCGGCGTGGGGCAAGGGGTTCCTGGAGCTGGCCGCGGTGGTCGCGGGGGAGCGCTTGTTCGACAAGATGATCGAGGGCGCGGAGACGGCCGAGAAGGTCAACAAGGCGACCGAGGCTGTCATCCGGTCCACGGGCGGCGCCGCGCACGTGACTGCCGAGCAGGTCAACGAGCTTGGCCAGTCGATCATGAAGAAGACCGGGATCGACGACGAGTCGATCAAGTCCGGCGAGAACATGCTGCTCACCTTCCGCAACGTGCGTAACGAGGCGGGCAAGGGCAACGACATCTTCAACCAGTCCACCTCGATCCTCACCGACATGACAGCGGCGATGACCGGCGGGCAGGTCACCCAGGAGGGGATGCGGCACTCCGCGATCCAGCTCGGCAAGGCGCTGAATGACCCGCTGGCCGGGCTGGGTGCGCTGACGCGGGTCGGCGTGACCTTCACCCAGCAGCAGAAGGACCAGGTGAAGGCGCTGGTCAAGTCCGGCGACACGCTGGATGCCCAGAAGATCATCCTGGCTGAGCTGTCCAAGGAGTTCGGCGGGGCGGCGGCTGCCTACGCCACCCCGATGTCGCGGCTCAAGACCGCGACCAACGAACTTACCGAGTCGATGGGCACGGCGCTGCTGCCGGTCATCTCCACGGTGGCCACCTGGATGACCAACGTGGGCATCCCGGCGCTCCAGACCTTCGGTCACTGGCTGGCGCAGAACAAGACATGGGTGGTGCCGCTGGCTAGTGCCCTGGGCACCCTGGTGACCACTCTCTACCTGATCTCCAAGGCGTTCGCGGTGGCGGAGGCCGCGGCTGCGCTGTTCGGCACGACCCTGGAGCTGAGCCTGGGGCCGATCACGCTGATCATCGCGGGGATCATCGCGCTCGGGGTCGGCCTGTACCTGCTGTGGACCAGGTGCACCACCTTCCGGGTGATCGTGGAGGCGGCCTTCCACGGGGTGATGGTGGCGTTCGGCTGGGTGAAGCACGCGGCGATGGATGTCGTCGGGGTGCTGCCGCTGGTGTCGGGCGTCTTCGATGGCGTGGTGCACGCGGTGCAGGCGGCAGCAGCCCCGTTCATCGCCGTATTCACCACGATCCGTGATGTGGTCACGCGGTCGTTCACGGCCTGGTGGGCGGCCAACGGGGAGGCCATCAAGGCGATCTGGAATGCGGTGTGGACCTCTGCCCGCGACACCTTCCTGCCGCTGTGGAACGCGATCGTGATCGCGGTGCGGATCGGGTGGACGATCCTGTCCACGATCTTCAAGGCCGAGATCGCCCTGCTGACGATCGAGTGGCGGCTGTTCTGGTCGGTGATCACCACGATCGCGCGGGTCTCGTGGATCGTCATCACGACGCTATTCAAGGTCTACATGTCGATCATCCACGGCGCGTGGGGCGTCTTCACCGCGACCCTGACACTGATGTGGCGGCTGTTCTGGGCCGGAGTCCAGATGGTCGCCAAGATCGCGTGGGATGTGCTGGTCGGGATTTTCACGGTGGCCATCAACCTGCTGACCGGCAGGTGGGGCGCCGCGTGGAATGCCATGCGCAATACCGGCATCCAGATATGGAACGCCATCAGCGGGTACTTCCGTAACGCGCTCGGGGCGTTCACCGGCTGGTGGTCCCAGGCGTGGAACTCCATCGCGGGCGCCGTGGCGGGTGCCCTGCGAGCCGGGGTCAGCGGGGCTGTTTCCGCTGGCAGCGCGCTGATCGACGGGCTCAAGAACGGGATGGTGAACGCCATCCGGTCCATCGGGTCGTGGATCAAGGGCAACATCGTCGATCCGATTATCGGGGCGGTCAAGCGATTCTTCGGCATCAAGTCGCCCTCGACCGTGATGGCGGAGATCGGCACCAACCTGACCCGCGGGCTATTCAAGGGCATGGTGCCCGGAATCTCCGGGATCGGGAACCTGGTCACCTCGGTGTTCGGCGGGTTCCCGCAGGCGCTCGGCGGGCTGCTCGCGCACGGCCTGGTCGGGATCGCGGGGCTGCCGGGCAAGGCGCTGAACGCGATCATGTCGCTGTTCGGCGGCGGCGGCGACGCCACGCGGCTGGCGGCCGAGGCCGGGAAGTACGCAGGGCACAGGTACGTGTGGGGCGGGCCTGCCAACGCCCAGGCCGGATTCGACTGCTCCAGCTTCGTCAACTTCGTCGCGGGCTCGCTGGGCCTGCCGCTGCCGGGCGGCTTCAAGGCGCCATCCGACCAGCACGGCCCCAACACCGGGATGTGGCTCGGGTTCGGGACGATGAAGCGGATGACCCAGGCCATGATGGCGATGAACGACCTGTACGTGAACTCGCACCACATGGGCATCGTCACCGGGCCGGGCACGGGGTTCGCGGCGCGCTCGACCGCGACGGGCACCGGCCCGCAGGGCGTGGGCGGGGACTACAGCATCCTGCGGTTCCCCGGCGGCGGCGTGAAGCTGCCTCCCTGGCTGGAGGGCATCCGCGGCAAGGTGATGGGGATGTTCTCCAAGGTCGGCGGGTTCTTCTCCCGGCTGTTCGGCGGCGGCCCCTCGGGCGGGCAGGGCAACCCGACTGCTGGGGTGCAGCAGTGGGCGGGCATCGCCATGCAGGTGCTCAACATGTTCGGGGAGGGCCAGTACCTCAGTTCGCTGCTCGCCCAGATGCAGACTGAATCTGGGGGCAACAGGGCAGCGATTAACAACTGGGACGTAAATGCACGCATGGGGACGCCGAGCAAGGGCTTGATGCAAGTTATCGACCCCACGTTCGCTGCCTACGCGGGGCCGTTCCGCAGCCGGGGCATCTGGGACCCGCTGGCTAACATCTACGCTGCCGTGGCCTACGCGATTTCGAGGTACGGCTCGAACCTGGCGTCGGTGTGGGGTCATGGCCACGGCTACGCGGCGGGCGGCATGATCACCGAGCCGATCACCGGGTTCGGGTGGCGGTCGGGGCAGATGTACCACTTCGGTGAGCGCGGCCCGGAGCTGGTGACGCCGCTGGGCGCGGGCGGGGGCCGCGAGACGATCGTGATCAACGTCTACCCGCGGGCCAACCAGTCTGAGGTGGAGATCGCCGCCGCGGTGTCGCGGAATCTCGGCTGGGCGCAGGCGACCGGGAGGGCGTGATGGCGGATTATCCGGGCTCGCTGATCCCCGTGGTGTGGGCGGGCACCGACTGGAACGGCGGTGACATCGCGGCGGACGGGTCGTGCCGGGTGATCACTGACGTGCAGGGCTGGTACGGCACGCCCGGCCTGAACGGCAACGACGTGGCGCTGGCGCTGTCGGATGGCGTGCTGCGCGGGTCGAAGCTGCTGGCGCAGCGGGAGGTCACGCTGATCGGGGTGATCACCGGGCCGCGGCCCGCGGTGCTGTCGTATGCGCGGCAGCTCGGCGGGCTGGCGGCGGACCGCGACGAGGTGCCGCTCCAGATCGGGGTGAACGACGAGTCGGGGACCGGGCAGTTGCTCACCTGCCAGGTGCGCGCCGACACGTCGCAGCTCCAGGTGGCGTGGCTCGGGCGGACGGCGTTCCAGTGGCAGGCGGTGCTGACTGCGGCCGATCCGCTGCTGTACGACGCGGCGCCTCAGAATGCGACGCTGACCGTGCCGTCGTCGGCTACCGGGCGGGCGTACCCGCGGCGCTTCGGGTGGCATTACGCGGGGCTCGCGTCGAACTCCGTGCCGATGCTGAATGCTGGCAATGTGCCTGCGCCCGCGGTGCTCACGTTCACCGGGCCGCTGGCCAGCACGCCGCAGGTCACTGACGGGACGCGCTCGATCTTCCTGCAAAACCTGGTCGCGGGTGAGGTTGTCTACGTGAAGTCGGACACGCTGGCGGCGTGGGCGCCGGGCGGGGCGACCCGCGCGAGCTACCTGTTGCAGGGGTCGCAGCCGATGCTGGTCCCGACCGGGACGACGGTCTGGTCGCTGTATGCGACCGGCACCGGGAGTGTGGCGCTGACCTGGCAGTCGGCGTGGGCTTAGGAGGCCATGTGGTGTTCAATCAGCAACTCACCGTCCGCGCGGCGGGCGAGGTGATCAACCCGGCGATCGTCAGCGTCGTGAAGCTGCTGCGGGAGCAGCCCGGCGTCGAGCGGTTCCGGGTCGAGTGCTCGTGCGGCGAGACGACCATCGTCAACGTGCGGGTGGAGGAGGCGCTGGCGGCCAGCGCGGGCTCTTTCACGTGCGGCTGCGGCTTCAAGCACTGGTTCAATGTCGGCCCGGAGGGAGTGCGGTCATGACAACGGGAATCTCAGGGACCAACCTGGCCAACAAGTGGCTGGACATGATCGGCGGGACGGCGTTCACCGCCCCGGCGGCCAGCTACGCGGGGCTGCACACCGCTGACCCTGGCGCGTCGGGGACGACCTCGCCGTGCACGGGCGCGGTCGGCGGGTCGCGGAAGGCGGTGGCGTGGGCCGCGTCGTCGGGCGGGAGCAAGGCGATGACCGGCACGCCGTCGTGGGCGTCGTGGGACGGCGGGTCGGTGACGATCAGCCACATCAGCGCGTGGGATGCGTCCAGCGCGGGGAACTTCCTGTTCTCCGGGGCGCTGGCCGCGGGCCAGGCGATCACTAACGGCGCGACTTTCAACCTGACCTCGCTGTCGATAGCGCTGACGCCTATCGCCGCCTGACGGCCCGCCCATGCCCGTCTCCACCACGAGGGTCTACCCGCGCACCTACTCGTACACCTACCTGATTGCCAGCACGGGCGCGGTGGTGTCCGGGACCGTCGCGGTGAGCCCGGCTGGGTCGATCACCTGGCTCGGCAGCGCCACCCGGCCGGTGACCGCGACGGTGAGCGCGGCGGGGTCGGTCACGTGGCTGGGGACGGCCAGCGTGGCTGTCAGCGCCACGGTGAGCGCCGCGGGGTCGGTGACGTTCCTGGGGCAGGCCACCCGGCCGGTGACCGCCACGGTGGCCGCTGGGGGCTCGGTAACGTTCGTCGGCAGCTCGGCGGTCAGCGTCTCGGCGGCGGTCAGCGCGACCGGCGCGGTCGGGACCGGCGGGCTGGCCACTCTCGGCTGGGCCGCGGCGGTGAGCGCCGCCGGGTCGGTCACCTGGCTCGGGACGGCCACCCGGCCCGTCACCGCCACGGTCAGCGCGGCCGGGTCGGTCGGGTACTCCAGCGGCGCCAGCGTGGCCCTGTCGGCGGCGGTGGCCGCCGCGGGCTCGGTCACCCAGGTGGGCGGCGGCGGCGCGGCAGTGGCCATATCGGCGGCTGTGGCCG